GTGCCCTTCAGTTCGATGGTTGAGCCGTTCACCAGCTCGATCTTGAGGTCCGTTTCGTTCTTTGATTTGATCCAGGCTTTCGGGACCAGGCGTTTCAGGACTTTCCAAGCAATGTCTTTTGCCATTCGGTATGTAGGGGCGGCATAGAAAAAGGTTTCGCCCGGCCTTTCGATCGCCCCACGCAATAACTCGATGCATGACAGATAACTTTTGCCGAATCTTCGGCCGGCTACCAACACTCTGAAGCGTTTTCGACTGGAGAAAACTTCGCCTTGCGCGTAGCGGAGGGTGAGTGCTCCAGCAGAATCGGGCATTTTTTGGGGTATGGGTACCTTCTAGGGTATTACAGGAATCGCAACCCTGCCCCCGGTGTAGTACAAAAGAAGGAATTGAGAATGTGTCAGTAGGTTCCCTAGGTCATGCGCCCCATCGCCCAGCGCCGAACCCTACCCCTGGTGCACGTGTACTACAGCCGGGAGAGGCCCCTAGCGAGCCCGTGAGGGCCGGTCTGCTAGGGGTCGCTACTGTGTCACATAGAAGCGGCTAGGCGACGCCTCACGGTCGTCCGGGACACGCCTAGGCGCTCCGCTATAGCTCGCTGGGTCAGGCCCTGCGCGCGCAGGCTATGCACGTCCTCGACTAGTACAACAGTCTCAGTCTCGGCAATGATCTCGGCTAGTGGTTCGGGTGTACTGGTGGCTGGGCGGGTCGGCCAGTGCTGCGCCAGTAGGTTGTTTGTACTGTGCAGCCAGCGGCCGAAGCGGTAGCCTAGCCAGTAGGTGTGTACTACAGCAGTCAGCACTAGGGCAACGGCTGGGGCGATAGTGCGGGCGTACTGTTCAAGCTTGGTGGCGACTTGTTCGGTGGTTGGGTAGTTCACTTGTTCCCTTGGTTTGGGTGTACTAGTGGGGGCGTCCTCTGCTGCCCTCACTCCTGTAGTGTAGCACAGAAAAGCCGGGGTAGTGAGCCCCGGCCAGTATTGTAATACTCTGTAACATTACAAGATGTTACGCTGTGAACCATGCGGGAGTCTGGCTAGGCCCGTGCAGCGGTGCGGCAGACTCCCAACGTGCCAGCTGGCGTTGTAGATCGGCGAGAGCTTCGGCCTGGGTAGCAGCCTGTACGCAGGTGTAGGCACCAACGGATTCGGCGGTGTAGAGACGGAAGCGGAAAGAGGTAGCGGTCATTGGGTGGTTTCCCTTGGGACTCCCATAGTGTAGCACATGGGAAGCGGTAGTGTGGCTGATACTGTAATACTCTGTAACATTACAAGATGTTACCGCCCGAGCACCAGCAGACGGCACGCAGCGGCGGAGCGGCCGCCAGACTCACACTGCGCCAAGCGGTTTGAGTTGTCGGCGCCCATAGCGAGCACCGCACAAGCGGTGAGCAGCGCGGCCAGGGTCAGGATGCGGGAAGACATAGGGAAGCGGGGTGGGCTTACTCTCCCATTGTTGCACACTATTGGCCGTGTGGCTAGCCCTGGCGCTTGTCTTCCACCACGATACTGAGCTGCGGCGCTGCAGCGGCTGCGGCTTCCGGTGCAACCTCGCCAACCACTGCACCCATATCTTTAAGCAGCATCGCAGCAGTCTGTAGCTGGCCCTTCTTTACTGCTGCAGCGAACAGCCGTTCCCGCATCTGGGAGATACGAGAGACCAAACGCGGTCTTTCCTTCTCGAAATCCTCCGTTACCCACTTTTGCACCGCTTCCCAATCTTTCCAGGCTGTACTTACGGCCACACTCTCGCGTTCTGCATGTTCTAGAACTAATTGCCGCGTTGTTAATCCGTCAAGCTGGCGTTTGTACAGCCGTTGTTGACGTTGTTCGATTACCGCGTAAGGATTCCGCGTCCCATACATTGTGCGTACCCGTTCTGCGCTGTCATACGGATAGCCGTTCTCTGTAGTTTGTGGCGCAACATCCGGCGCCACGTTGTTAGCTTCCGGTGCGTCCGACATTGTTAGAATCCCTGGCCGTTTGGTTTAATGATAGGCGAACACTAGAAAGCCCGGCAGCAGTGGCCGGGCCGTTGATCGGTAGGCGCTCCCCTTAAGGAGCTTCGGTCACAGTGGAGATGCTCCAGCCAACTAGAGCACCCCGGGCCTGCAGATCCTGCAGGATCTCTGCTGCCTTGCGCTGAGCGTGCACGATCCCTGAAGCGGTGACGTAAGACGGGCCGGCAGGAGATGGGGTCCCATCAGGCCGGATGAGCCAGGTTGCGTAACGCATCTCAGAACCCCACAACGTAGGTATCGGGATCGAGGCTTAGGCAGGTCAGCGCCTGCCACTTCACGCCAGCCTTGGTGGCTGCCCGTAACGCCGCAGTGATCGGACCTTCCTCAAACGTGGCAGAACCACGCCAAACGGTGCCGGAATCGCGCTTGATCGTTGCGAGCCAGCGCGAGCCGCGACTGTTAGTAGGGCCTGCGTAACGAACGGAGGCACAAGCGCGGGAGCCGCTTACGTGCGAGCCGGTCCAGTGGAAAGAGGTGTCGGTCATGGTGTGAGCCTTAGGGTTGGGTCTCGTGTGAAACAATACAGCAGATCGCGCCATCAGGCAAGCGCAGGAGCCAAGGCATCGCCGGAGCCATCAGGCCAGGGATAGGACTCCCGGCGCCACTCCTGATCAACCGGCAACAGTGCCAGGCCAGTGAGCGCCACCAGATCCGAGCGATCAACACCAGCTGCGACCTTTTCAAACCTGATGTAGGCACCGCAGCTGAGATCCTCTACCACCCAACTTTCGCCACTCCACTCCAGGCACACCTGAAACAGTTCCTGTAGTTCCCGTTCCAGCTTGTCTTCAGGCAGGGAATCGAGCTGATCATCAGCCCAGAACCTCGCCGTGCTCGGGCCGTACTGGTTTTGATCCAGCACCGCTTCTGGGCAGTAGGCCGCCAGCTGATCTCGGATAGCGTCGCGCCAATCTGACGCGTAACAGTCCTGCCAGGCCCGGTCGATCTCTTCCATCTCCAGTGTGGAATGTTCGTCGTCTGAGATCAGCGGATACGCTTCCAGCGCTTCTACGGTCTCGATCACGTCCGCTGGAACCCGCAACAGATCCAGCACCACGCCAGACCCGTTCCAGCCGTAACCAACAGTAAGGATGCCGCCGAGCGGATCCGGTGTGCTGGCGGGATCGGTCAACACGTTGTAGTTGGCCTTACCCACTAGGCCGGTGCTCGCGTAATCGCTCCAGCCGGAATAGGTGGGCACAAAACCGAGAGACACGCCGCGCCAGCGCTCGGCTAGGCAGGTCTCTAGGTGGCGCTCCGGGGTGTGGTGCCATTGGTGGCTGCAATCGGTCTCGGGCTCACCGTTACGGATCAGGAGCCAGTGGCCGGAGCAAATCTCCAGCCGGCCGATACGCTCCAGCAGAACGGGGCTGGCCTTGGGTGTGGTTGTGGTTGCCATGGTTGTGGCTTGTGGGACTTCCATACAGTACCACAAGAGAACGACCCGGCGAGGGTTGACTCTGGTGATACTGTTAAACGGTACGGCACACCGAGCCTATGTTCACCAGTCAGAGAGACCGCGCAGACGCCCGAGAGGCTGAACGCGAACAGTTGCGCCTAGAGAAGCGCCACTTACGCGATCTGAGATGGGCGGTTGAACGCTCCACGATCGAAGCATCAGATTGGGCTGATTTGCTGGCCCTGCAGGCAGCCCACGGCAAAGAAGGCCCGCTCCAGCTATGGCGGGAGCTTGTGCCCTACTGGCGAGCGTGCCAGCAGCTGAACGGCGGAGCTGACATCCCGGCAGAACTTTTTCCACAAGCTACGGGACTTTTTCCGCGCACACCCGAACCCGTGAAGGCTCCAGCCAATCGGGCTAAGGCAACGCCGGGTGCACCGCGTAAGCGGCGGAGCGATGCAGGTAAGCGCCAGCCTTCACGCAAGGAGGCAGCATGAAGCGCGTCCTACTTTTGTGGTTGATCGCAGCGACCCACGCTCCAGTGGAAGCCAGGCAAGTTACGGCGACTGTTTATCACGAGTGGTATCACGGCCGAACTACCGCTTGTGGGCAAACGTACCAGCACTGGGGAATTAGTGCGGCTCACCCTTGGCTGCCATGTGGCACCCGGTTACGGATCGAGCATCGCGGCAGAGTGCTAACAGTTCCAATCACAGACCGTTGTGACTGCGGATCGGTTGATCTCTCTGCCGGTGCTGCCTACCGGTTAGGGGTTCCAATCGACGGAACCGCGACCGTCACGATCCGTTAGTGCTCCAATCAGGCTCCCACCACGGGGGCCTTTCTTTGTGCCTTGGCTTGAGAATGATTCTCATTCCCCTTCTCAGTGAGACTCACGAGACACACCGTGCTTAGCCCTACGGGCTAAGCACCGGCCACGCTCCAGCGGATCTCCCGTTATGGGAGGAAGTATTAGCAGGATTCCCAATACATGCCAAGTATTGAGATTATGAATAGCCGAAACAATACATGAATGGCGTTCCAGTCATGAATGGAGTTTTAGGCAGTGTGAATGGCGTTTTGGAGGTTATCGAAGTACTGCTCCACCCTGGCCATGAATGA